TTGAATGTCTACTCTAAATAATCCATATCTCCAGTTTTCATCTGTGGATTCATTTTCTACTTTAATACTCATTAATCTATTTCTTGCTCTAGTATCTATCTTAGTTGTAGATGAAGTTACAGTGTAAGGTCCAAGCATCTGACTATCTTGTGTTTGAGATGGATAATTTCTTAATAATAATGTTACCTTAGCATTTCCTGTAAGTATTTTAAAATCAGGTATGAATCTATTTATCTTCATTAAAAACTGACCATCTCCTTCTATATCTAAATCAAAATCTCCAGATTCAATATATGCAGGAATAGCTGTTTTAACTCCAAGTGCACTTACTTCATTAACACCGGTCTCATGTTCATAATATTCTGAAGATCCATATGTATTAGTTACTCCATTAATAGTTGGAAAGGTTGGAGTTCCAGTTGATAAATATTTAGTAGCATACGGTTTATCATAAGTTTGAGCATCTGAATAAGTTGTTCTAGAAAGTGACATTGTAGTCCAAGTATTTTCAACGAAGTTATAAACTACTGATCTATTAATTTGAGTTTGATTGGCACTTGGATAAAACCAAATTACTTCATTATATAAACTATTGTGAGAACCATAGACAATATCTGAAGCATTATAATTTATACCTAAATTATCTCCACCTGTTGTAAATACAAAATCTTCAACAAGTGATGGTAGTTGTTTAACAGTACCATCATAAACAAAGAATCCTCCCCCACACCCCATCCAGAATACAGCACCTTGTGCAAAGACTATTGAATGCTGACCAATACATCCGCAGTTTGTACCCACCTGTCTAATCGAAAATACAAAAGGAGGTCCAACAAATTGCATTACATAAGCTGCTTGATCTGTTAAAATGAATATGTAATCCTTACCTTGTACAGCTCCGACAATAAAATTTCCTGTATCTAATCTAAATGTACCTGCTGTATTTGTTGCTGTTGGTGCCCAAGTATTAAAGTCTTCTTGATTTGCAAATCTTATAAACATCGGATCTTGAGTAGACGGAGTTCCAATAGTTGTTTCTGTTCCAAGTGCAATTAAATGTCTATCTCGATCAGATACAATAGTCATTGTGGAAGCTGTCGGGCAACCACTAATAACGGTTGCTCTAACAGTTAATGGATTAGCGGTAGCAGGGTTCCAAGAAAATGTTTTACCATTTTTAATTGTCGCAATTAATATTTGTCCAAAATTATCAAATGACCAGTTACCTGGTGATAATACTACAGCAGCTGAAGTGCTTGCTACACCCCAAGCAACTGTACCCCAAGTAGAAGTTCCCCATCCATAACCATAAGTTTGAGATGTAGGTCCAATAGTAACATATGGAGCAAAGGATAAAGTTCCAGCCGTTGTAACACCTGTTCCAGTTTCAGCTGTTGGCATTGTAAGTGTGAATGTACTAGTAGATGGAACTGTTCTTACTTCAAAAATATTATTTGTAAAACTTGTTGATGTATAACTTGTTGTAGTTGGTCCTGGCGTTGTTGCTGCTGTAAATTTAATATAATCACCGACTGCAAGTCCATGACTTGATTTAGTAATAGTAACTGTTGTAGAAGATGTTGTTGATGAATAGGTAGCACTAGTTAATGTTGTGCCAAGTGGAGTAATATCATAATATGCGCCTTCAAAATAAATAACTAATAATTTATTAGTCCCTATTGCTGCATATTTATTTCCCTCTAAATCTGTCCAAGTATGTTGCGCTCTTGCAACTCCTGCTAGTTCTTTATCTAAAATCTCTTGCCATCCACCTATTTTTTCTGGATATCCATAACGAAATCTTACAAAATCACCATCAATCCACTGACCTTCAGCGGCAGTTGCGGTATCTTGTTTATTAAATCCAGCTTTAAGTGGTATCTTCTTTAATGGCATACTTGAACTATATACGCCTTTTTGCTATTATACAACGCAGAATTTATGAAATTGTTCTTTAGTGGAGGTCTTCCAAAAAGCGGTTCAAATATGATTAAAAATATTTTATCGCAAAATAACAAGATAGCTATATATCCATATTCCCCATTTGTTGATGTTATAAATAATATTAAATCTGATTTATTCTTAAAAGAAACTGTAAAAAATAGAAATGTAGAAACATTTGAACAGTGTGTAAAAACTTTTCTAAATCAAGGACTAATTGGTTGGGCACAAGGTTTAAATAAAGACGCTTCAGCCTATATAGATGATAATAGAAATTGGTTAGGTAATTTAGAAAATATAGAAAATATTTTTGAAGGTAAGATGATAATTTTTATTAAAGATTTAAAATCTATTGTTAACTCATTAGAAAATATCTATATAAATAAAGTAGACTATAGTAAAACATTCTCTGATAATTTTTATCAATATCTTCCTTATAATAAACAATTACAAAGAGTTATTAAATTTTTTGATGTGGATTTTTTAAAAATACCTCTTACAGGAATCAATAGAATTATTGAAGAAAAAAATATCAAAAACTATCATTTTGTATGTTATGAAAAATTTGTAAAAGATCCTAAATTAGAGCTAAAAAAAATATATAATTTTTTAAATGAAAAATATTTTAAACATGATTTAAACAACATAAGTATATCTTATGATTATCCTTTAAATCATATTCCCTATGGTAAAGTCAGACACTTTAAGAAAGTTGAAAAACAAATAGATAATAAAAACAATTTAAATAAAGAATCTATTAATTATATAGAGACAAATTTTAAATGGTTTTATGATTACTTTTATAAAATATGAAGATATTAATATTTGGACTACCGGGATCAGGCAAAACTACATTTGCTAAAAAATTAGTAACAGATAAAAAAATACCTCACTTCAATGCTGATGAGATTAGAAAGTTATTTGAAGATTGGGATTTTACAGAGACAGGTAGAAGACGACAAGCTAACCGTATGATGACTATGTGTGATCTTGCAGTGAATCATGTTGTTATAGACTTTGTTTGTCCATTTGAATCTTATAGATCTTTTTATGACATGAAGATTTGGATGAATACAATTGATAAAGGAAGATTTGAAGATACTAATAAAGTATTTGAAAAACCTAAAAAAGTAGACTTTGAGATAAAGGATTTTAATTATGATAACATAATAAAGGAGATACATGAAACATTATAAAATATATAAAAATTTTTTAAATAAAAAAGACTGTGATTATTTATCTAATTGGATAACAGATAATAAAAATAATAGTTTTTTTAAAAATGCAAATATGGGAGGAATACGTTTTACAACAAGATATTCTGATGATTTTATTTTTCCAAAAAAAGCATATAAAATTCAAAAAAAAATAATAAAAAAATTTAAATTAAATAATTTTTTACTATCTAATTTTAAAGATGGAATGGTAGCAAGTTATGCTTCTCCAGGAGATACTTGTTATGATCATAAAGATCCTGTGTGGAAAGAAAATACTATAACACTACACTGCAATATAAAATTATCAAATAATGAAGGAGGTAATCCAATAATTGCTAATGAAAAAATTTATTTAGAAAAAGGTGATATGTGGTCTTATCCTGTTTCTGAAGTTATGCACGGATCAGATTTAGTAACAGGAACTATTCCAAGAACTATGTGGGTTTTTGGATTTTGTATAACACAAAAAGATTATGATAGATTATTCTAAACCAACAGCACAGATGTTAGGAAGATGGCAACCATTTCATGATGGGCATTTAGCTTTATTTAAAGAGATATTAAAGAAGACAGGCCAAGTTGTTATTATGGTTAGATCAATGCCACAAACAGATAATAATCCATTCCTATTTGAAGATATAAAAAAAAGAATTGAAGAAAAACTTAAAGACTATGTAGATCAATTTGACGTTATAAAAGTTCCTAATATTACCAATATATGTTATGGTAGAGATGTTGGTTACAAAATTGAAGAGATTGTATTACCTAAAGAAATACAAGAAATATCAGCTACTAAAATTAGAAAAGAAATGAAAATATAAAATGATAACTTTAGATGAAATAAAACAAGAAGAGAATTTCTCACATAGTATTATTGTCACTTACCCAAGAACAATTCAAATATCTCATGGTGTTTACGATAATGTTGTTGACATGATGAATATGTGTACAATGATTACACAAAATTTAGATACAACAGAACTTACAAATGTTTATGGCGGTAAAACTCCATGGGGATTTTTCAATAATAAACCAGAGTTTACAAAATTTATAGATTACGTAGTTAATAAACATCAAAATTCAAATCCATTCTTTAATAAAAATAATTGGTATGATAAAAAAATAAGCTTTGATTCTTGGGGAAATGAAATTAAAAAAGGAGATAGTGTCGCAATGCATACACATCCTCACCATCACTTAATTTTATATTTAACTGAAGGGGCTCCGTTAATACTTCCAGAACTTAAAATAACAATTTACCCTAAAAAAGGTCATTACTATATATTTCCACCACATATATTACACGGTGTTGGTAAAGTTGAAGAAGAGACTAAAACAAGATATTGTTTAGTTTCAAATTTAATAGAACAGGGTGATTGGGTAAAAAATAAATTAATTAAAGAAGTAGCTGATGCAAGAGAGAAAAAGTAATATTAAAGACTTTATTGGTGTTTATGATGGTTATATTCCAGATGAAGCATGCGACAAGGCTATAGAACTATTCAACAAATACCAGGAATTCAATAAGGTATTTTCAAGATTTACCTCTGAGGGAGCAACCCAAGATTTCAAAAATGATAAACAATTATTTTGTACAGGGGATGTTTTAACGGATCAGGAGTTTAATGTTAATAAATTAAAACTATTAATGGTTAATTTTGATATGGCATTAAAACATTACTATACAGAAACCAATGTTAAAAAATATACAGCAGAAGACATTACAACAGATCATGTTAAAATCCAAAAAACAATGCCTTCACAAGGATACCATGTTTGGCACATTGAACATGGTCAAGGTAGAGAAAATGAAAAAAGAATTTTAGTTTATTCCATATATTTAAACACCGTTGAAGAAGGAGGAGAAACTGAATTTTTATATCAATCACAAAGAGTAAAGCCCGTTAAAGGTAGAATTGTCATATGGCCAGCAGGATTTCCCTATGTTCATAGGGGTAATCCTCCATTAAGTGGAGAAAAATATATTCTAACTTCTTGGATTAATTATAAATAATTAAGGTCTTGGACCTAATCTTGTAATTTTTTGCTCTAAGGTTTCACCTTGAACATTATTCTTGTCCCAAGCGAGTTGAGCCTGATAAGTTTGTTCTGTTAAATTAAATCTATCAACATATATTTGAACTGTAGATACATCTGTAATAACTACATCTTCTCTTGGATTATTATATTCAATTTGTTTTAAACCATCTGAATGATATTGAATTGCATGGATTCTAGGATCTACATTATTCCAAAATTCAGAATCATTATCAATTACATGACAACGTCTATTTGGAAACTGAGTATCTGCTGTTTCTAAATAAATTTGTTTGTCAGATGGTATAACTGTTAAATGCATAATTTACCCTTTAAGTTTTTATAATATAATTTAATACTAATCCAGGTTGAAGAACAGAATTAGCAGAACCTGTAAAGTTAGCACTTAATGTGTGATCATGAGATTGACCACTACCTGCATTACCAGTGCTATTACCAGAAATAGTCCCAACCTGATCAGTATACTGTCCACCAACCGCAGCACTTCTAATTGAAACACCTCCAGTATGTGAATGAGAAGCAATTTGAGCTGTAGTTAAAGTTGTAGCACCAGTATTACCCCCAATGTTTCCAGTTGGAGTTACTGTGTTTGCACCAATTCCTTGTGCTAAAGCTTTTGAATTTGCTGAACTAACACCAACAACTGTTCTATCTCTTAAATCTGGTACGTTAAAATTTGCACCTGATCCACCGTATGTGTAAGCAATGACTGCAAATAAAGCGGTATAACTTGCTGTGGCATAAGACGTACCATCACATAATAAAAATCCAGATGGAATTGCAGCTGAGCCCCAAGGCACAACTATTCCAGTATTCACCCCTTGAATACCTGTTAAAAATGCACCATCAAAATCGTATCTTGTTGCTTCGTAATTTGCCATAATTATTTATCTCTATATGTCCAACCAACTGTTGCATCACCTGAATACACTAGAGTAAATCCAGCGCCTTCTGTGTTTACAACTAAATCAGCTGCAGCGTTTGTTATATTACTAGAATTTCTTCCAACTGTCAAAGCGTTGGTATCAAAAGTATATCCTGCATCAATAAAAGAAACAAAATCTCCTGTTGCTGGTGATGCTGGTAAAGTTATTGTTCTAGCACCTCCCGATGTATTTACTAAAAGACCAGCTCCTGGCTGAGTTGTTGTATTTGCACTTACAGCTCTCCAAACTTGTTCCATATTAATTATATTTACATTTGTTCCATCAGCATAAAGTACGTATCTATTTCCTTGTGCTAATTTAATTCCAGTTCCTGAAGTTGTTTTAAAAGTTAAAGTAAAAGTACCCATAGTAACTTGGTTATTTACTAAATATGTTTTTTCAATTGAATCCGGTACAGTTACGTTTACGTTTCCAGATAATGTTCCAGTTAAATTAATAACTGCATTTTTACCAGTAGATATGGCACCATCTGTAAATAAAAGAGTAAGACCTGTTGTTGCGTTTACTGCTAGTGATTGATAACCAGCGATTGCTTGTTGAATAACTACTAAATTCGTATTTGTAATTTGACCCCATACACCAGCTTCTGTACCAGTAGCTATTAGGGATAGTTTTAGGTCTGATGAATATGCTATAGCCATTTAAATCCTTATTTTGTTCTTATTAAAATATTTATCAGTTTTTGTCAATCAATACAACCCCTATATTTATGCTGCAACTTCTGTCCAATTTACTGATTGTCCAGTATTTACAGGAGCCCAAGCCCCTACATATAACTGACTAGTAGTTCCTGTCAAGCGAAATCCAGTTACATTTATTGTAACATCTGTTTTAGCAATCAATGAATTTAAAGATAATGTAGCTAAATTAGTTGTTAAATTTACAGGTGTATTTAAATCAACGGTTTCTTCTCCAAGACTTAATGTTAATTGTTGACCAAATACAAGTGCCGCAACAGCTATATCAATTGCTACTCCATTATTATTAAGTGTAGTAGTTAATTGTATTCCTGTTACTTCAGCATCAGGAGCAGGATCTACTATGCCTTCAGATAATGTTAATTGTTGTCCAGTTAAAGAAGCACTTCCATTTGCTGTTATGGTTTCTTCACCAAGAGATAGAGTTAATTGTTGTCCAGTAAGTGCTACAGATCCAGTGATTGTTTGTGATACAGAATTTAAGGAAGTTGTTAATTGTTGTCCAGTTACATTTATAGCAGTTATGATATCAACGGTTACATTTCCTTCAGAAGTATTTAATCCAATGTTTTCTCCCCAACCAAGTTGCCCCCAAGAATTTGATCCCCACGTTGTAGGTGTTCCAGGAGCTGTTACAGGAACTTCTATTATCGGAAATGCATTGACATTATTTAAAGTTAAATTTACTAAATTAGTTGTAAGAGTTAAATTGGCTGTTCCAGTTATAGTTTCTTCGCCAAAAGATGATGTTAATGACTGACCTGTTAAAGAAACAGAACCCTCAATTAAAAAGGATACTGAATTTAAGGAAGTTGTTAATGATTGACCATTTAATTGAACATTAGGACTTGCTGTATTAATTCCCCAACCAGTTAGTCCCCAACTATATGCACCCCATCCATTATTTACTTCTGCTACGACTAATACAGAATTTAAAGAAGATGTTAAAGATTGCCCTGTTGGAAATACAAGTATATTTTCGTCACCCGTTCCAAATTCACCTATGCTCCAACCCTTTGATCCCCAAGCTGTGGCCATGCCAGGATACCTCTACTAAGCTATTCTTATAATAGCCGATGTATTAGTGAAAGCAGGGAATTGAATAGTGAATGTTCCTGAAGTAGCTGTCTTATCAGTCGTAAAGTTTAATACTGCAACTGCAGAATTACTAAACGATGTGTTATATATCAAGCAACCTCTTGCAGTTAATGTAACGTTCTGAAAAGATAAATCAGCAAAGCTTGTAAAAGCAGTTGTTGATACAACAGATGTTCCAGAATTAACTAATGCTTTTCCACCTGATGTGTAATTAGTTCCAGAAGAACTAACTTGTCCAACAGTAGTAAATGAAGTTGTTGCTGCACCTAATGTTGCAGTTGATACATAAAGAGCTAATTTAAATCTATCTCCAGTTCCCGCTGGTGTTGTAAAATCTTGATCACCATC